CTACGTGACGTAAAGATACCAAATACGTTATCCGCTGTGTTGATTTTTGAGATACCACCTGAAATGTGACTGTGATCAAATTCGATTTCTTCTACTGCACTTCTGTTTAATTGTGATGCAGTCACAAATATTAAATCAAACTCTTTTGCAAGGTTACGCAATTCTTCTGATACGTATTTGTCTTTAACAAACAAGTCACTAGGACTTACTTTTGCACTCACTGGCATCAACAAATCCAAATAGTCAACACACATAAAGTCTATCTTCATGCCTGTTTGTATTTGCAATTCTTTAATATATGCTCTAAGATCGTTTACTGTACTTTGTGCTGGCATATACTTGATTCTGAACTTGCCAGATGCCTTTTGTTTCATTTTAACTTTCATTTCAACGTTATCTAAGTCTTTAAACACTTCTTTTGCTTTAGTGTCAGTCAACATAGAATCGATACGCATGGCTGATAGTTCTTCACTCAATTCAAGTGTAATGTACACTCCTGATAAGCCCTGTAACAACCAATTAACTGAAAGATTCTGCATGAACAAAGACTTACCTGAACCAGAACCACCTGCAAAAATTTGCAGTTCTCCTTTGTTGAAACCCCCATAAAGTTTTTGATCTAGTACGGGCCAGCCTGTAGAGTTTTGACCATTGCTTGTTTTAAGGTGCATCAATCTAGCACGTGGATCAGCAAAGTAATCGATACCCATATCACGTTGTAATGAAATTTGAACTGCATCTTTAATTAATTTTTCAACAGGATTATAGTCACCCTTTTCTAATAAGTCTGCTGACTTCATAATTGCACGTTCTAATTCTTGTCTACGTGTAAATGCTTCAAATTCAGATAAGAACCATTCGTAATGTTCATCTTGTAAATCATCCACTGGTTCAATTTCAACACTAGTTGTTGCTTTAATTTGTGTTGGGTCTGGAAGTAATTTATATTTGCTAGAATGTTCCAGCATAAACTCTGCTACAGGTCTTAGTCTGCGATCAAAGTTTTCTGGATTAAAGATATTTGTGATTCGTACAAAAAGTTCTGCGTTTGTAACCATCATACGCAAGAACAATTCTTGCACATCAGCATTGAATTCTTTTAGCAATTTTTTTCCTCATCATTTCGATTTTAATTTTGTTGTTTGTTGCAGACTCTATAATACTTAGTAGAGTTGGCAATCTTCCATATTTAATTAGTGCATCGTTTGCATCTTTAACGCCAGTTCCCCAATTAGGTAAACTAAGTTCAAATCCCAATTCGATTGCTCTATCAATTATATCTAAGCCTGTCTTGTCCTGATCAGGAACAACAATTATACGCTTATCTAATTTTCTAATTATACTTGCTTGTTCGTCACTGATTGTATTATGACACAATGCTAATCCACTTAACGAGATAGCATCAAATATACCTTCAAATACTAAACAAATTTCCCATTCAGGTTTTTGCAAATCAGTACCAAACACATATCCTTTTTGTTGTTGATTAATATACTTAGGTTGCCTGTTATCAATATATCTGGACGTGTGACCCACTATCTTATTTTCATATGTGTAGGGAATAATCAAACGTTGCGCCTGTCTCCCTTCAGCATCAGGTGTCACTAAAAACGGATATGCAGAATGACTAAGTCCTCTCTTTTTAAGATACGTTATAAATGGTTGATGTTTTTTATCGCCCACATAAATTAGATTACCCTCAGGTCTAGGGCGTTCTTTAAACTTAACAACAGGGTCTTTTTTCTTTTTAGTTATAACTGAGTCTAGCAAATCTCTATGTTGTGTTGACTGTAAGTTCCACTTATTGATTTGCTGATCGTCTACACCACACCAAGATAAAAAGTTACGTGTCTTTTTACTGATGCTTTTACCTAATGTAAATCCACATTTAAAGCCGCAGTTAAAACAATGATAAGACCAATTATCACCGTCGGTTCTTACACCTCCCCGTTGACGTTTGTCTGCATTGTGTCCATTATGATGACAACACGGTGCGTTGAATGAATACCATCCACTTTGTGTTAGTTTCTTTTTACCCGGTGCAACCGTAAGTATATCAATCATACTTCGCATTATACATAAAAATTAAAGAAAATACAACAGAAACGGTAAACTTATCTTGCCAAAACGTTACCAATATTGCCCACATTAGATTCAAACTTTAGTTTGACAAACGGGTGATATCCTTCAAGGGTGTATCCAATTGTGCTAGTTTCAACAGACCCTGTGTTAGCATTACCATACTGATATGATACAATATCATAGTATTCGGAGTCAACTAAAGTGGATCCCTGAATAGTCATGTTGCCTACGTAGTTTGAATAATGAGTTTGAATTGTTAAAACTGGATTATTTTCTGTATTAATCACACTACTAAAAAACGTGACTGCTTCAGAGTTTGCATTTGCATTTGCATTAGGAAAGACTTGATCTGTAGGAATTGTAACTGCTTGGCTTGGTACGAATGAAGGTAGAATAGAGTTTACAATATTAAGATCGCCACGTGCTCCTGCTTTTGCATCTACAAATACTGGCAAATTTTGATTGCCGCTTGGGTATTCTAAAGAATACGAGCAAAACTGTGCAGGAATGTTTTCTATTTCTGCGGCAGTTGTATTGAGTTCAAAGATGCCGGTTGCTAGATAGATAGGATCAAGTGCTTTTCTAAACAACACTGCGGTTCCATCTGAGTTTAAAATTCTAAACGATATCTGTCCAGTAAGACCGGTAAAGTCAACAGGCTTTTGTTCTTGGTTTAAGAATTGAAACTGTAGTTTGTTATCAACACCTTTGTTAAGTGTTAGTGGCTTTGAATAAACTGGCATATATTTCCTCGGACTTGTTCCATCAAGGACAACAACGATTTGTCTAATTGTATACGTGTAAACTGATGTAGTGTAAGACACAAATCTTTAACTCCTAATAAGAGTATTTATCAGTCAGGTATATAATAATATTTTACCATTTTTTTTCCGATGTTAAATACAGATAATGCCTAAGCAACAAGACAACTCGCCCATCGATTTCTTTAAAAAGTTAACCGAAACTCACCCCTTTATTTCGGTAGTCCAGTATGCCAGTCAGGACTTTGTGGGCATTGTCCAAAACCGTGATGATGTAGTCACTAGCATCTATGATTATGGTGCTATTATAGAAGAAAATTTAAAAATGAAGTTTTTAGAATTAGGCGATGTTTGGTGGTGGGAGTCTAATCGACAAATACCAATTAACCTTTTTTTAAAGGAAGAATGGACCGAATTCAAACCTTATCTAAGAACGTTCAATAACAAAAGTTTGACAATAGTACATGGTCCTATTGTCAGCATGTCTGATTTTCAGAAGAAAAGAGTAAAACGTAAATCTATTACTTTGGTGAAGCGATCTTTCTAAGCAGTTTGTTTCGTTGACGTTGCTTTTTTGCTCTACGTTGTTTTGCCAATCGCAAACTTAAATCACTACTAACTCGTTGTTCAAAAGTAATTCCCAGCAAATGATCAAATTCGTGCAAGAACACTCTTGCTTTAATACCAGTAAGGTGCTGATCTTTGATCCACTCTCCGTTTAGTGTTTGATATGATACAACTACTTCAGGGTGACGTTTGATATGCAACCATAGATCCGGGAAACTTAAACAACCTTCTAAGTAAATTTCTTTTTCGCCTTGCAACTTTTCAACTACAGGATTGATACACACAACTAAGTCGGCATCTGTACCCATAATCAAAATACTTTTTTGTACTCCAACTTGGTTTGCTGATAACCCTATACCCGTATGATTAGGGTTTAACATAACCTTGCCCATAGCAGTTACCAACTCAGTTGGATCACCGTCAAGTTTAAAATCCCAAGGCTCAGTGGGTTCTTGTAAAATAGGATCGTTTTCTGGTATAAGTTTAAGTTCTAATTTTTCTTCTGTCATGCTTGGCTCTGTTGATATGCCCAGACTAATTCATCACCTGATAATTTTTGTCCGAGTATTGTAATTTTTTCTTGCGTTTCTAATATAGTTCTTTCGATACGTTGATCATTGTAAACTACATCCATTACTTTACCTTCGGGTTCTCTGTTATCGTACCAGACTCTGGATACATTTGTATCGAATGAGGTTATCATTCTAACACCCATTGCCCATGCTTCTGCTTCTAGTAATAATTTTTGTCGTTCTATTCTTTCTTTATATTGTGTCATACTTCAATGGGTCTTGCTCCTCTAACAAATTCATATGCACAACAACTAACTGTGCATATGCAATTGCATGTGATTTTTTAAACGTGTATCCTGTGCTATTTTTATCCCACACAGTTTTACTTATTTCTTTAAATGTCTTGCCTATTAAATGTTTTTTACCAGGTCGTATGACACTTAAGAACATTGCTAAACGTGGAATAGAATTGACTGGTTCCGGAAAGTGACATAATGTGTCATACTGATTATTGATATGAATTAACTTTTCTACAAAATCTTTGTCTTTCAATCTGTCCCAGTTAGGTTCTTCCATTAATTGAATCAGATGTATTTCGTCTCTGACTTGATTATAAATGTTTACATTAAGAACGTCTAACTTAAAGTAACCACGTTCTTCTGCATGTTTGTAATCCAACGAACACATTTTGTTTGCAGGATCATATGGAACTTCTGTTATATAGATACCAGTAGGATGTTTTTTGATTGGATCAACCTCACGCATTGCCGCAGGGATATGATAGATGTGCTTGAGAATTTCTTCTCTGTTGCCACAATCGATATCAATATCAGAATTTATTCTCATTGTAACCCTGCCGCCATTAATTTTTTGTATGCTCTTTGCACAACTATCGCTTGGTGTTCAGCGTCTTCTACAGCCTTGTGAGACGTCCTGTGAGCGCCGTCTTTTAACGATACGTTGCACATGTCATAAATTGTACGTGTGTCTCTAATAGTGTAAAAAGGCCACGGAATACGCATGTCTAATTGCCTAAAGGCGTTTTCAGCCACAACAATATCAAAACCAGCACCATTACTCCAAACTGCTCTGCGGTTCCAACAGAATTTATAGAGTTTATCCATAGTATCTTTAAACGATATTCTATCTCTGTCACCCATTGCTTCATCGATTGCTCCTTCACTTTGTTCTCCCCACCAGCGTAATGTATCTGGATTAATTGTTCTGTTGTGTTGCTCTGTTTGATCTTCAATAGTAGGTCGCAGTTCCAAACGTTCTACTACCCCATCACCTTTGGGGTCAAATCTAACTGCACCGATTGTTAAGATAACTGAATCTGGATCCGTACCCAACGTTTCCATATCAATCATTACGTCATTTGCCATAATTTTCTGTATCTAATAGTTTTAAGTTTTCTATTATATCGGATTTGACATAATTAATCAATAGTATTTCGTAATTATGGGTAACCTTTAAGGGGGCAAATGAGTGTAGTATCCTTGGATTGAATAAAACAGCAGATCCAAATGGAACATGAATTTGAATGTGATCATCAATAAAATGACTGTCTACTAATCCATCTGCTAAATCTGATAATGGCCAATCTTTCTCATGGCTACTAGGTACAAGACAAAATTCTGCACCGTTTTGATTAAGCGGCACAACAATACTTACACCCATAACATCTTGTTTATAATCTGATGCAAGTAAATTATTATATTCTGGTAATGTGTGGGGGAAAGCAATCTCTGTTTTCCATTCTGTGTTTTCATTTACTGTTATCATTTTTCTATTATAGAAAACCGGATTACGTAAATGTTGTTTAACTTCTGCTTCGATTTCTGTATTGGTATATCCCATTTGATCAATGATTTCATATCCAATACTGTGACTTGTTAAATTCATTTTTGTTTTTAGTTGTTGCAATTCTTCATATACATCAGGTATAAAATCTTTCATAGCACGTTTTCTAAACTTGTCTGAGTTATCAATAAAGTGCAAACAATGATCTATAAGTTGAGGATAGACTTCTTGTTCTTCTTGTAGCCAAGTTTTAAGTAATCCAAACTGATCTTTCCACTTATCGTCTACTCCGTGAAAATAATCAATGTCTGTCATTTCACTTAATATTTTTTCTTCTAGTTTTTGTAATTTTACTAGAGCCTTGTGTCTTATTTTCTTTGATAAGATATTAGTTTTAAAGTGTGCAGGAGACCATACTCTATTAAGAAATACGCCATAGATAGTATATCGATTATCATGTTCTTTGTATTTTTTAGTAAGTTCCCACCACCATTCTAATAAATCGTGTGAATGTAAAATGCTTAATAAACTTGCCGTGTGGCTTAGTGATACGGTGTACCTATCAGGATACAGTATAGTATACTCAAACATTTGCGTAACGTTTTCTTCTATCTTTTTCCACTTAAACGGATATCTGATATATTCATTTACTATGCCATATCCGTCAATAGAAACCGAAAGATGTACCTCTTTAAACTCTTGCCAAACGTCTATCAGGTCTTGTGTTAAACCAGTTAAGTTAGTTACATAACTAATGCCTATATTTTTAGCCCGATCTAATTTAATTAATTCTTTTAAGAAACGAATGCCTTCTTCATGTATCGTTGGTTCCCCTCCCACAAACGCAATGCGTTCAACGTTGGGATATGATTGTATTAGTTCATTAACTTTGTCGTCTTCAATATAAATTTTAAGACCTTTTAAATTGTAGATATTATTTTGTAATCCACGCTTTGTATTTTTTGGTAAGTCTTTAGTTGATTGTTGATAAATGTAGTTCCATTCATCTTCCCATAATGTAGAAGCCGACGGTCCACATGTCATGCACTTTGAATTGCATTTGTTACTGAATGTTAGGTCGAGGTATTTTACATTTGCTGGATCTACAGTTGTATCCATTGGGATATCATTACCCAACTCTTGGTTCCAAATGGTACGCATAGAAGCGTAACCGTTTTCTTCTGATTCCTTACAGTTTACACAGCCTTTGGGCCATTTGTCATTATTAAGTAACTCTCTAACTTTAATTAAATGTGGATCATTGAGGTGACTTCCGTTGGTACTTTTTTCGTCATCAAACTTACCTTGAAAGTTACAACAGGGTTTATACCCTGTTTGATCAATTGATGCTGAACCAAATGCTAATGAACAATAGATTGCCATTTACTTACCGTTACTCGACCAAACATTGTCTGTGCTTCTAATGTCTTTAGCAATGTCTGGTCTTAAATAATTCATTAGTAAGATTGATCGTTTTTTAGATAGTTTTAAAGGCATTGTAGAATGCATCAATCTAGTATTATAAAACAACATTGAACCAACTGGCATGTCTAGTTGAATTGCATTCTCCATAAACTCATCATCATAAAAACCTTCGTAACATTCTTGTATTGGCCAATCTTTTTTGTGACTGTCAAGTAACAAACCTGTTGCTCCTGTATCTTTATCCAAATCTTCTAATGGTATAATAACTTGGATACCCATTAATTCGTTGTTACCTTCTGCAACTAGATTATTGTATTTTTTAAATCGGTGTGGTGTATCTACGTGAGGACTTACCCAACGAGACGGTCCATTGATAGTAACAATATCACTTGCATAGAATTCTGCGTCAGGTAAATATTGTTGAAGAATCGGTGCAATAATTTTATCTATTTCTTTTACTTCGTGCCAATCATCTGTGAGTTGTGACCACCATACAGCAATGCCAAATAACTTTTTACATGCATCGCCTTCAGCATATTCTTTTTTGTGTGTAGATGCTCTTACAGGATACAGCACATCTTTTTTACTGTTGATAGAATTGATAAAATGCATTGGTACAATATCAGTAACTTGATCGTAACCTTTGCCGTTGTGAGTTAGTGTGTCATTCATTTTAATTCCATCTTAGTTCAGTCCAAAGTTTTTCTTCGTCACTGACCAAATATATTCTAAATTCTTTTTGTCGTTCATCGTTAGCCCAACACCAATGCTGATTTAAATCTGCCTCAATGCCTAATGGTGTATGATAATGCATTTCCATATAGTCTTTGTGATCACATGATGGACCCCACGTGTCCCAACACCATTGTCTAAGAACAGTAAAGTCTACTATTCTATTTATCCTAGTGTCTACTCTAGTTTGAGCCGAATACATTGAATTATTAAATCGTATATAGTCGGGTCGATTTGGGTTACGTAATTTTAAATACCATTTAAATAAATGGTTACCGGTATGTCTACCATCTAATTTGGCAAACTGTATACCGGACAATATTTTATGATCTTTTACATTGATCATTAATACCCTGCCTGCTGTAGTAACTCCTTAACTTCAGGAATAATATTAGAATCTCTTTTAAACTTGATTGCCCACTTTTCAGGATCAATATATTCTAAGATCATTTTTTGTTGCAGTTCTTCTAACTGACCTAAAAATTCTAATCCAGACTCACTGTGATAAAGCATCCAAGGTGAGATTCTGCCTGTCGTTACTTCATAACAAATACGATTGCGAGGACCATAACGTAAACAATCTTTGTTTTGTATCTTTTCATCCTGTGCAATCTTAATTGTAGTTTCAATACTACGTGCAATTGCATCTAATGGGTCTTCATCTTTCAAGTATTCGATAACAAACTTTGTGTAGTTTGTATCGCTAGTCCACTTGTCAATCTTAATTTGATTTTTAAGCAACCAATCTGCATAACGATTAACATTAATAACATTGACGTTTACACAATAATGACCAAACTTAACAAAGGCTAGATAATAAGAACTTTTGATAAAGTCCAAATACGTCTTTTGTTTTTTGCTGGCTGTGTTCTTAAGATAAAAGTTTAACCATGCTTGAAACCCAATACGATTACCTTTTAAATCCTTGTCACCCCATCTGCGTTTGTTTTCACATAGATGTTTATCCATCGTAGACTCACGCACAAATCCACGTCCACAAAACTCACAGCCGAACTCAGTTACCAAGTTCTTTTTCGTATTGTTCGATTGTTTCATCACTAACAAGGTCACTTAATAACTCCAAGTCTTCTATTTTTAAATCAGGAAATTTTTCAGCAAGATACATTTTACGTTTATGTTGTTCGCAAAAGGCATCTGCTATATCTTTTAAATCACTATCAGAAACTTTGGGATATACTTTTTTATAGTACTCTTTAATTTCTTTTGGTGTTGCTTTGTCTTTTAACTTAGACACACTTTGTCTAATGTTTGGGATCCACTGATGATATTGTTTGCCTATGCCCGGGCTTGCCGCACACAACATCAACCATTGCAGTTTAGGATGCTTCATTACGTTCTCGTTAAACAAATAACGATTGGCATGATA